TTACACTTTAGTAATCTCCTCCACTACATATTGGTCTTTTACTTTCTTGCAGGTACATACGAAGAATTCCGGATGTTTCAGAGCTCCTTGTAAAGTATCAGGAAGAATCATTTCTTTAGTACGACGGTCCATTGCAACCGTTGCATACAGGATACCTTCACTCTCGCATTTCTCTATTAATGCACTTTTTAGTTCTTCTACGCTATATTCCATTTGTGTGATCCTTTGTCGCTGCAAAGTTATGGAAAATATGTATATTTTGTGCAATTATATTCCTGTAATAAATAAAAAAAATAGCTCCCTAGTTCGTCCGCCGACGAGGGAGCTATTAACACAAAAACTAAACTAGACACATTTTTGGAAATCTAGTTGTATATTCTGTATATCAATTATATAGTCCTGCTTTTTTTTATGGTTCGACCATAATTCGACCATTTGATGTTTTATGTACTATCAAGATTTCTATATTTCATATTTTATATTACTTTAAATATTATATTTGCGCATTGTCAAACTAAAATAGTGCGTTTATGAAATCGTTATTAAAAAATGTCCTAAGAAGGATAAGTAAAAAACAATCTTCTAAAGAAGATAATGCAACAGCCTTTTATCCCCAGTGTTGTGCAAAAGTGGATGATTCCGCTCGTATGCGTATAAAAATGTCTTATGACCAAAATGTAAAAGAAACTATATCAAGCTTGAAAACACTTGCTAATGATATGTCTAGTGGCTTTGTTACTTTTAAAAAGTTTCAGACTAGGCGTTATCAATACAACCCGGATGCAGATGCAACTCTATATGCTTCAAGACTGCTTCGTGCAGCTTCTATATTGGAGTTCCTATTAACTGATCCTGATAATAAATCTTAGAGATTCATTTTTTCAGCTAGAGCAGAGAGCCCTATCAGTAGTTCAGTTATATTTTTGGCTTTTCCGACAACATCATCAACTTTCGCTGCTGTATCAGGGCTTAACTCCTTTTCTAATCGTTCTAGCTGCATTTGAAATGTATCAAAACTTAATATGTATAAGTCTCTTTCAACAGTGAATCCCCCTTTTTCTGCAAAATTGAATATTTCAAAATTCAACGTAAGATATTCAATACCATATCCTTTATAGTCAATAAATCTCCTTTTTTTGAACTCCTCTAAAACTATTTCATATTGTTCTTTACTGATCCTAAGGTCTGGTATATCTTTATAATTTAGTTTAGCTGTTCTTTTCCCGTTTGCTACAACCAAAATATAATTTAATACTTTATCCTTTTCTTCAGCTGTTATAACTAAAGGATATTCTCTTTCATCTTTTGGGGGTACAGTTCTAATTGGGCGCATATTTGAAAAAATAATTATTCTATTGTTTATATAGTTTCATTCTAGTATTACTGTAATACATTATATCTTTTTCTATTTCGCAGGGAATTGTTAAATTGTCTTTTTCTACTATTAGATTCACAATATTGTCGTTTATAGAGTATTTACCTGATACCGTTTCTTTCCATTCATATTCTAAATCCTCATTATCATCTGCAACATTATATATTGTGAAAGATTTCAAGTCAAAAGATATAGCAAAAAAAGATCTTAAATAAGGAGTGCCTTCTTCAAAAGACAATCGAGTTTTTCCGTACCAGTCTTTTACAGAAGTCCATGTTGTTCCTGCTAAATTAATACTGTCATCAGAGCATGAATTAAATATAAGCACAAATAAGAAGGATAGTATTAAATTTTTTTTTTCATACGTATATAAGTTTATCCTACATTTCGTTCATTTTTCAACATAGTCAGTTCTCCTTTGGCTTTTTTAAGTTCTTCTGTGAGTAACTGATTCGTTTTAGTTTGTTCGGTGATTATACCTTGCAAGGTAGTGATCGTATCTACCAAGCGTTTCATTTGTTCTATGTTTGGGTCAGGTGTTACTTCTGAAAGTAGCATTTGACCTTTTCCGCGAAGTAACCACTCAGCAGAAATATCTTCATAGGTTAGTAGAATTGAAGTTAATACCTTAGCGGAAGGTTCTGTTCCACGTTGAAACATTGATGCTATTACAGATTGTGTTACACCAATTCTTTTCGCAAATGCGCTATCTGTAATGCCGGCAGACAGAATTATTTCTCTAATTCTTCCATTAATAGTGTTGTTATTTGTCATAAATCCAATCAATCAAAAGTTAATAAAACGCAAATGCGATAAAATAAAAAGTTTTTTGTTTTTAAAATAACGCAAATGCGATTATATTTGCATCATAAATCAATCAATCATACAAACATACAAAAAATGATTGATAAAACCAATTAAAAAATAACGATTATGAGCTACAATTTATCACAAATAATGAAGTCTGCACACCGCAATTACAAGAAGGGTGGAAAAACATTTTCAGAGTGTTTAAAATCTGCATGGAGCTTCGCAAAACTCCAAGAAAGTTTCTCACCGGAAGCAGTGAAATCAAGAACTGATAAATTTTTAGCTGAAAGACATGAAGCTATGAGCAAGACTGCCAAAGCTACACCCAGCAAGGAATATAATAACCTTAATATTCCCGCTTCCGCTTACTACAACCCAAATAGTACTCATTACGGTGCACATTACGTCGGAGATTAATCAAATTATACAACAATGGATAAAAGAACCGAACTAGAAACACAGCGAGACAAATATGAAGCTGTGATTGAAGAACGAGACGCGTTGATCAGCTCTTTGAGAGGTGAAAATGAAAAACTCAAACGAGATTTAGAATCAGAACGTGGATTTTATAGAGAGAAAGTTTCCCAATGTGATGATTTGAAGAAATTTATTGAATCGCAACGAAACTTAATGGACATAGTTTTGAAGAACAACCAAAGTATTCTCTAACCCTCACTAAAGTCAAACCAAACCGCCGGTTATCCGGTACCCAGTCCGGTCTTTGAGCCTGCCCTTGAAGGGAGACTGGGAACAACAGAGAAGAGTTCTTTGACATATTGGTAAAATGGTGTTTTGGAAGCCGACACGTGCCGAAAGGGATTACTGACGTAGGCGGGCTTCTCAACGATATAATGCTGTGGTTAATGGTCAAGCCGTATCGTTGTAAAACTAAATCAGTTAGACGTTTGTCGGCAAATCGAGGTATTTGCTTTATGTATATAAAGGTGATGTAGCTCAGGCAGGTTAGAGCGCTGTGTGTGGTGGATGGTTGAGAGTTCGAGTCTCTCAAGAAATACTCTTAGCTTAATGGAAGAGCACCACAAGCAGAGGTCGGCGGTTCGAATCCGTTCATCGCTTCAATGTTTAATTTAAAATTAGATTGTATGGAAAAGGATATTCAGAGACGTAACGTAATTGATGTATTACGGAGTATGGATGTTGGTGCAATAGAAGTATTTCCTATCGTTCAGAAACCGTCTGTAACTAATACATTGAATGCTCGGCTTTATAAAGAAAAAGCTGAAGGAATGGCTTGGAAAACAAAGTCAGATGTAAAAAATATGCAGTTTATAGTAACCAGAATTGCATAACTACCTTGCTTGTTGAGATGATCAGAGGTGAAATGGCTGAAATATTGCTAGATAATATTCTCCGTCTGTTTTCTACAGAAACGTTTGGAAAAGATAAGTCTGCGTATTATGTGGGTGGGGAAAAGAAATTGATGAATCTTATAGAAGCGGGTAAGATTGAAAGTGATAAGCCCACTAATGTTCAAAACGGCAAGTGGCATTGTAATGCTGCTCAAGTATTACTTCATTGCCGATGTGCGGGAAGGAAAGTTAAATCTAAAAAACGGAAGAAATGAAAAAGATTAAAGTGATACAGTATGCCATGATGTTCATTGCCTTATGGACAACACTGTATCTTATAGATAGCATTGAAGTTAGCAAGAAAGAATTTATTGCTGCTTTTGTATTGGTGACTGTCGTATCAGTGAATTATATCTGTTTTCGATACTACGAAGATAGGAAACAAAATAAAGATAGCCTGTGAAGGTCTGCATTGCTTAATTTTAGTATTTGTCATGTTTATTTAGCCCGGTTCGCCGGGCATCTGCCGGGATAGCCCAGTTGGTTAGAGCGCATGTTTCTACATGAGGTCAGCGGTTCGAATCCGTTTCCCGGCTCAACTCAATCAGAGTTAAGTAACCCGTGAGGGTGAAAATATATTTGCATTATATATACAATCAATGTAGCCGGAAGCGTCTGGCTACGACCTGAAGGAATGGCGGAATTGGTAAACGCAAGTATGCAGATAGATTGAAGAAAGTCATACATAGGTAATCTATCATCCCGGTTCGAGTCCGGGTTCCTTCACAGAGAATTTTTCTTTTTATGTTTAACTAATGTTGCCAGCGAAAAGGACGCTGTAGGGTTAAAGCCCCTGTTATTTGAGTTTTAATTGTTCTATACTTTTCCGGTGTGCTTTGAACGGCTATCCGGAAGCAAGAAGCTCGTGAGAGTGCTATTTAATAGTTAATGTCGTGTTTTATTTTGTGTTTGTGTTCTAGGTGAATGGTTCGTGAGAATAGTTCACTTAAAACGGATGGCTGGTGTAATTGGCAGCATACGCAGATATGCGTGATGTGGGTTCGATCCCCACGCCATTCACCCTTCTGATCCTAATTAAATTATAGTAGTTCATGAGTTTTGTTTTGTGTTTGTGATTGGGGTGTATGGTCTGTGAAGATAGTGCACCTTTTTAATTAATCGGGCGGATATGTATATCGTTGGTTGAAACTGCGGTGAGGTGCACCAATATTCCGTGAGACCGGTTCGACTCCGGTTCCGTCCACTAGCATTTACATTATGTATAAATCAGGGAGCCGTACACCCTTCAAAGCGTAGCCGTTCCATAAGGTACATTGGATTATTCATTTTCTTATTTTTCTGCCTGTACAATATCGTACAGGCAGTTTTTACTACCTGAAAATGGCGTTAAAATGGCGAAGTTTCTGTTTGCATAACTTGTCATTTTACGATAACTTTACTGATGTAATAAACTAAAAGTCAAACCATTAAATTAGAATTATGACAGCGAGAAAAAACACTGTATCAACGGTTCAGAATGAAGAGAAGAAGAAAAACTCTATTAGACCGCTTCTAGCTTCTGAAATTGAATGTAGAGTTGGTACTATGAAACCGGACGGTTCGGGCTGCTCCTTGCTATTATACAAGGATGCTCGAGTAGACATGAGAATACTCGATGAAGTGTTCGGAGAAATGAACTGGAAACGGCACCATGATGTCGTTAATGGGAATCTATTCTGTACGTTGTCCATTTGGGATAATGAAAAGAAGGAATGGGTGAGTAAACAGGATGTTGGGACAGAATCCAGCACAGAAAAAGAGAAAGGGCAGGCTTCGGACGCCTTTAAACGTGCAGGATTTAACTGGGGAATTGGGCGTGAACTTTATACGGGTCCTTTCATTTGGGTTCCACTTGAGAAAAATGAAGTATATCAGAGCAAAACAGGTTCTCCTGCTCTATATACTAAATTCAGTGTGAAAGAGATTGGCTATAACGAGCAAAAGGAGATTATTCTACTTGTTATTGTGGACAATAAAAACCGTGTTCGTTTTGCTTATGGTAATACGAAGGAAAAAGTATATGCTCCTAATGTTTCTGCTTCAAATGCTTCGGGCAAAGTATATACTGGTGTAGACCTGGATCGTGCAATTAAACAAATGACTGGTGTTAAAAGCCGCGAAGAGCTTGAAAGAGTTTGGGCTGAGCATCCTGAACTTCACAATAATAAGGAGTTCAGAAACATAACTATTGACATGCAGAAAACGTATCCCCCTAGAAATTGATAATAATGATAGAATTAGTGAAATCCAGTGTGGTTTTCAATGAGGAAAACCACACTTATATGCTCGGTGAAAAACAGTTGCAAGGTATAACCGGTATGATTAGCCGGCAGTTGTTCCCTGACAAATATAAAGATGTCCCGGATTTTGTATTGAAGAGAGCTGCTGAGAAGGGTAGCCTTATTCATGCTCAATGCCAGTTTGCTGATGTAACAGGCTTACCTCCTGAAAGTATTGAAGCAGAGAATTATATCAGAATGAGGGTAAATGCCGGATATAAGGCGCTTGCCAATGAATATACCGTTTCTGATAACGAATACTTTGCATCGAATATAGATTGCGTTTGGGAGAAAGTCGGTAGAATTAGTCTTGTTGACATTAAAACTACGCTGCATCTTGATAAGGAGTATTTAAGTTGGCAGTTGTCAATCTATGCTTATCTGTTTGAACTCCAAAATCCATTACTCAAAGTTGATAAATTGTTCGGCATTTGGGTACGTGGTGATAAACATGAATTGGTTGTAATTCCTCGTAAGCCTGATAAAGAAGTCAAGAAGTTAATGGAATGCGAGAAGAAGGGTGAGCAATATCTATCCGATCTTCCCGTTCCTGCCCCTGATGATGACAAGTTACTTATTCCAATGCAGCTTGTAAATACTATAATCGGGATTGAGGAAGAACTTGCAGATCTAACCAAGATTCAGAAAGATTATAAAGCAAAATTGAAAACTGCTATGCGTGAGAATGGTGTCAAGTCATGGGATGCCGGAAGATTGCGAGTTAGTTATACACCCGCTTCTACGAGTGACAATTTTGATACTAAAAAGTTTCAGGCTGACCATCCGGAATTATATTCTAAGTATATCAAAACAGTTCCTAAAGCTGATAGTATCCGTGTAACAATAAGGGAGGATAAATCATGAGTTTAAACAAATTGATGCTTATCGGGCACGTTGGCAAAGACCCCGATATTAGAATTTTGGAAGCTGGTTCTAAAGTGGCCACTTTCTCCTTTGCCACCACTGAAAAAGGCTATACCCTTGCCAATGGAACACAGGTTCCTGAAAGAACTGAATGGCATAATATTGTTGTTTGGCGTGGTCTTGCCGATGTTGTTGAGAAGTATGTCCATAAGGGAGACAAGTTGTATCTGGAAGGAAAGATAAGAACTCGGAGTTATGATGATAGCAGAGGAATTAAACGGTATATTACAGAACTTTTTGTTGATAATATGGAGATGCTTTCTGTTAAGCCTCAACAAGCGCCACCACCGCCACCTCTTCCGGAACACACCAATAATCAGACTCGAAGTGCGGTGAATGAGTGCCCGCCACCGCCACCACCGACCAAGGACGATTTGCCATTCTGATAGGTTATGGAAGCAACATTGACGAAGAAAGATGGCAAAATCCAAATGGATAAGTCTTTCGAGTTCATGTGCAGCACACTTCGTAATGGAGAATACACTGTAACCATTAAGAAAAAAACACAGCCGAGAACATTAAATCAAAATGCTCTCATGTGGAAATGGTTTCAGTGTATTGGTGCCTGTTTGCGTGAATACACAGGTGAAGAGTATTGGAGCACTGCTGCTGGAGTTCAGGATATACATGACTTGTATTGTAAGAAGTTTCTTGTGAAACAGGTTCATGTGAATGGTAAGGTGGAAACTATTGTGCGAGGAACAAGTAAACTTAATACTTTAGAGATGCATAATTTCATGGAAAGCGTGAAAATAGATGCGGCCACCGAGTTTGGTATTACACTTCCATTGCCTGAAGACCAGCATTACTTAGATTTTATTCATGAGTACCAAAACCGGTACTAATTAATCCTTTTATAATTTATGATTGCAAATTTGAGAAACTACGAACCCGAGACAATCGAGTTTGTAGTTCCCGATTCTATTCGGGAAAAATTTCCCCCTGTTTTATTTCAGGGTTCTACGAATGTAGATGAATTGATAAAGTTGGTGAATGAGCATTTCAATGCTACATTCCCTGAAAGTGAGGTGACACAACGTTTACTGGATGAATTTGAGATTTCCGAAATTCGTGAAGAGTATTGCATCAAGCAAGAGAATGAGGTCCCCAAACGCGAACGTGAACTGTTGGAAGCCATTGAACGTGCGAAGAAAATTAAGAGTGATGCACAAGACAGGTTAGCTTCTATTAAGACTGAAATTAAAGACCTGGCTGCCGAGGTCAAAAAGGGGACGAGGGAGTATCATCTTTCAAGTAAGAATACGATCCGGTTTGCTCTTGATGGATATTTCCTGTATTATTCATGGGTGAACGGTGAGTTTAAGCTTGTGAAAGCTGAAAAAATTCCTGATTGGGACAAACGTTCTCTTTGGGCACAGGAAGATCGAAACAGAAAAGCGATGCTTGATTTGTTTGGTATTGAATATCCTGAAGTAGAACGTCCTATTGATGATACAGAAGATTATGGGGATAAGTTCGAAGAAGACCTGTCCGATAAACTTCCTGAAGAAGAACCGGAAGACGATGAGTAGATTGCAGCACAAAAAAGGCAGGAAGTCCAACTATGTGAAGCGGCTTGTGAATAATCCAGATTGGGAAGAAGCCAAGCGTAAAGTTCGTATTAGGGACGGACATAAATGCCAGATGTGCGGTAAAGACTTTAATTTAGAGATTCACCACAAAACATACAGGGTTAACGGAAAATCAATCGTTGGTCATGAGCTTGAACATCTTGATTGTCTCGTTACCCTTTGTGGTGACTGTCATTCGAAAGTTCATAAATATCACATCAAATTATGACATACCAGTTAAGAGACTACCAAAAAAGTGCTAGTGATGCAGCGGTCAGCGTTTTTAAATCCAAGGAAAAGAAAAACTACGTGATAGTTCTTCCCACTGGTGCCGGGAAGTCCCTTGTCATTGCCAATATAGCTGCACGGATAGACGGGCCGCTGATAGTGTTCCAGCCTAGCAAGGAAATACTCGAACAAAATTTTGCGAAACTTCAATCATACGGCATATTCGATTGTGGAGTTTATTCAGCTTCTGCCGGAAGAAAGGATATCAATCGTATTACGTTTGCTATGATTGGTAGTGTGATGAAACACATGAGTTTCTTCAAACATTTCAAGCACGTTCTGATTGATGAATGTCATTTAGTGAATCCGGAGAAAGGAATGTATAAGGAATTCTTTGAAGATGAGCAAAGGAAAGTTATTGGGCTGACAGCGACTCCTTACAGATTATGTTCAGGAAGAGGTGGTGCTATGCTTAAATTTATAACTCGTACCCGGCCAAAGGTTTTCACTGATGTTATTTATCACTGTCAGGTGAGTGAACTACTTGCTAAAGGATTTCTCGCAAGTTTGAAATACTATGATATTACAAAGTTGGATTTAAGTAGAGTCAGGACTAATTCTACTGGTGCAGATTACGATGAAAAAAGTCTTCTGCAAGAGTTTGAACGTGTGGACATATACAAAGATATAGTTGGATGGACAAAACGTCTGTTGAACCCCAAATCGGGCATACCACGCAAAGGTATTTTAATATTCACGAGGTTTATTCGTGAAGCTGAAAAACTGGCTTCCGAAATTCCTAATTGTGCGATCGTTAGCGGTTCTACTCCAAAGGAAGAAAGGGCACGAATTCTGAAAGGTTTTAAAGATGGAAGAATAAAAGTTGTTGCTAATGTCGGAGTACTTACAACCGGATTCGATTACCCGGAGCTTGATACGATTGTTCTTGCACGTCCAACCAAATCCCTTTCCCTCTATTATCAAATGGTCGGTCGTGTTATTCGTCCCTGCCAAGGTAAAGAGGGTTGGGTTGTTGATTTGAGTGGGAATTTCCGGCGTTTTGGGCGTGTTGAAGAGTTACGCATAGAACAGCCTGAAAAGGGAAAATGGTGTATAATGAGTCGTGGCCGTCAATTAACCAATGTAGTATTTTAATTATCATGTGGAGAAATTACAAGAAGAAAGAAAAGAAAAAGCCTCTTTTCGAGGTAGAAGGTGTTAAGGTCAAGAAGAAACCTGATCTTGTCGATAAACTAGACAGGATATTTAGTTTATTCATCCGTTATCGTGATACGATGCCTAATGGATATTTTCAGTGTATTTCATGTGGTAAAATAAAGCCTTTCAATAAAGCAGATTGCGGTCATTACATCAACCGCCAACACATGAGTACTCGCTTTGATGAAATGAACTGCAATGCTCAATGTTCACATTGTAACCGCTTCATGGAAGGAAATATTCAGGATTATCGCAGACGTCTAGTTGCCAAGTATGGTGAACGAAATGTGCTGATCCTGGAAGCCAAGAAAAATGTTACTAAGCAATTTAGTGACTTTCAATTAGAAAAGCTGATTACTCATTACAAGGAAGAAGCGAAAAAACTGAAGGAAGCAAAAGGTCTGTGAGTTTTATTACTAATCGGAGTATAATCCCTTAAAATATGGAAAGAAATTCATTCATCTTTTATAAAGGGTGGAGAGAAGCAATCAAGGATTTGCCGGATGATGTCAGGCTGGAGATTTACGAAAGCATAATTGAGTATGCGACAACGGGAAATCTTCGGGGGTTGAAACCTATGGCAAATATTGCTTTCAACTTTATAAAGATAGATATAGACAGGGATACTGAAAAGTATATGTCTATTGTGGAAAGGAATAAGAGCAATGGTTCTAAGGGGGGACGTCCGAAAAGTGAAAACCCAAAAGAACCCAAAGAACCCACAAAACCCACTGGGTTATTTGGAAACCCAAAAGAACCCACAAAACCCGATAATGATAATGAATATGATAATGATTATGTAGATGATAATGATTCTCATTTAAAAAAGAAAGAAACTTCTCCTAAAGGAGAATCAAAGAAAGACGAGCTTTCTTTGTTCCCCGAGGAAAAGATTGATTGGGGTGGGCTAATGGATTATTTTAATTCCACGTTTAAAGGTAAACTTCCTGCTATAAAGTCCATAGATGCAAAACGAAAGAAAGCTATTAAAGCACGTGTCGCACAATACGGGAAGCAAGCTATATTCGATGTGTTCCAATTGGTTTTAGACAGTCCTTTCTTGCTTGGACAAAACGATAAAAATTGGAGGTGCACTTTTGACTGGATATTCTTGCCTACAAAATTTACAAATATTTTAGAAGGTAACTATAATGGAAAACGAACTGATACTGCGGCCACAAGAAGAGAATCGGTTAGCAGTCTTACGGACCTCGCCGAAGAACTACTGCAAAGCTCTATGCCCAAAGAAGGTTGAAGATGTATTTCAAAGTGATGAACCTTCTATTGGCACTATCATAAGAAAGTTTGGTGAACCACAGGCTAGAGCAGTGCTGGTCATATTGATAGCTGATGCCTTGGAGTTTTTCAATGTCAGTAATACAATGTCTGCTACCCAAGTTGCTACTACAGTAGATTTAATCATTGAAGAATATCCCTATATGAAAACTGATGATTTTAAACTGTGTTTCAAGAATGCAATGAAAATGAAATATGGTGAAAATTACAATCGTATTGATGGTTCTATCATTATGGGATGGCTTCGTGAATACAACAAAGAACGTTGTGCTGTTGCTGATAATCAGTCATGGAATACTCATAAGGCTAAATTGTCAGGGGAAACGAGTTTTACAAGTGGCTTGTCGTATGAAGAATACCGGAACGAACTCAAACTTAGAGTTGAGCAAGGAGATGAAGAAGCTGCTAAAGCGTTAAGTCTCTCAAATGAAATAATCTCTTATCTAAACAAAAGAGAATATGGCAAACAAGAAGCAGAAGGTGACAATTTACTGGAACACTAGGCATATCAAACTTGAAGATATTCCTGAAGTGAAAAGAAGAATACGGGAGCGTTTTGGTATTCCTAATCACACAACTGTTAATGGTGAAACGGATTGTTATATCCGTGAGGAAGATATGGAATTGCTTCGGGAAACGGAAAAACGTGGCTTCATTCAAATACGTAATAAGCCCGCATGAAAATGGCGTTAAAATGGCGAAGTTTCTGTTTGCATAACTTGTCATTTTACGATAACTTTACTGATGTAATGAATTAAAAGTCAAACCAATATAATTAAATTATGGAAGTACAAAACATTAGAATTGACCTTATCAGTCCTTCTCCTTTGAATCCGAGAAAGACTTTTGATGAAGCAGCTCTTGAAGAGCTTGCAAGCAACATTGAAAAGCAAGGTTTATTGCAACCTATCACTGTCAGAGTTGCTAAATCCGAGGAGATGACTAACCTAGAAACCGGAGATGTTACCCCATTACCTTACACATACGAAATTGTTTGCGGTGAGCGTCGTTTCCGGGCTGTGTCACTTTTGAAAGCAAAGGAAGATGAAGCGAATGTTGCAAAAATCAAAGCCCATCGAAAAAAGTCGGAAAAATTTCAGACAATATCCTGCATTGTCAGAGAAATGACAGATGATGAGGCTTTTGAAGCGATGATTACCGAGAATCTTCAAAGAAAAGATGTTGATCCCATCGAAGAAGCTTTTGCCTTTGCGCAGTTGGCTGAAAAAGGACGAACTTTGGAAGATATCGCTCTTAAAATAGGAAAGTCTACCCGGTTTGTTTTTGACCGTATTAAATTGAATTCTCTTATTCCTGAACTAAAAGAGCGGGTAAGAAATGGAGATATACCATTGTCCGGTGCTATGATTCTTTCTAAATTGGATGAAGATACTCAAAAAGAGTTTCATGAGGAGGAGGAAGAACAATGTACTACTGCTATGATTCGAGAATTTGTGAGTAATTCTTTCATGGAGCTTGGTAACGCACCTTGGATTAAAGATGATTCCGATAATTGGGAAAATACCGATATTAAATCATGTTCTCAATGTGAGAATAATACGTGTAATCATGGTTGTTTGTTCTATGAAATGAATAGTAAGGATGCTAGATGTATCAATGCTGCTTGCTATGAGAAAAAACAGATTGCTTATGTGACGCGGAAAATTCAACTAGAATATGAACATCTTGTTAAAGTTGGCGAACCTCTTTCATTTGGAAAAACAGTAATTATCGCTAGACGTCCCGATACATATTGGGGAGAAGATAGAAAGGTTTTCTATGAAAAAACTTTGGAAGCTGTTAAACAACTTGGATTTGAAATAGTTGATCCTGATGAAATCTTTAGATGTAAGTGCTGGTATTCAGAAGATGATGAACGCACTTTGAAAATGCTTGAAGATGGAGAAGTTTATCGTTGTCTTTCATTTTTTGGACATTATTCTCCCGAATTTAACGTTAGTTTCTATTATGTTAGAAAAGAAACGGCTTCCTCTACTTCCGCCGTTGCCGATCTAAAAGAGATAGAAAGGGAAAAAATAAACGCCCAATTAAAAAGAGCGAAGGATATAGTCAAGGAGAAGTCTGCTGAAGAAATGCGCAAGTGGGCGCAAGAGAAAACATATTATCAGAGAACAAAAGAATTCTCTGAAAATGAACAACTTGTTTTTGATGTGCTGGTTCTTAGCGGTTGTAGCAGTACTTATCTTGAAAAACTGAATTTGAAAAAATGGAATGGTGAGAGTGATTTTGTAAATTATGTCAAGAACAACCAAGCTGACCGACACCAATGGTATAGAGCCTTTATTGCTGAATGCTTATCATCGAATAATGTGAATTTCTACTCCTATTTGCAAAAGTGTCAGAAAATCCTTTTTGCAGAACAATATCCGGATGATTTCAAAGCACTCTCTAAGAAACTTGCGGATTCATATGATAAGAAAGAAAAGAAGCTCAAAGAAAGACTGAAAGAACTAAATAACGATAACACAGAGGAAGCCTAGTGGTTTCCTCTCTTTATTGACGCACTTATGAAAACGTGGACTGACGAACAACTTGCTATACTTGACAGTGAGTACCCGACTGCTGATTTAAAAGAACTTGCTAGGCGTCTTGATAAAACACTTAGTGCTGTTAAAACAAAGGCCTTGATTCGAAAACTTAGGCGCTCTCCGAGAATCTCGTTTTGGAATAGTGAGAGACTTGATAAATTGAAAAAGTTGTATCCCAATCATACTAATGAGGAAATAGCACAGATATTAGGTATCACTTATTCTGCTGTAAATGGAATTGCATTTAAATTACGGCTCTTTAAATCTAAAGAATTTAAATTTCAATGCGCTTCTAAAAGCTTCTTTCCCAAAGGCCACCAACCGATGAACAAGGGACGTAAGCAAACGGAATATATGTCAGAGGAACAATTAGCAAAAACGAAAGCTACTCGATTTAAGAAAGGACATATCCCAAAAAATCATAAACCAGTCGGTTATGAACGCATAACTCGTGACGGTTACATTGAAGTGAAAACTGCCGAACCGAATGTCTTTGAACTTAAACATCGGCTTGTATGGATTGAGCATAATGGAGAAATCCCCCCTGGTTATAATATTCAGTTTAAGGATGGCAATAGGCAAAACGTTTCCATTGAGAACCTTTACATGATTAGTCGTTCTGAACAATTAAAAAAAGAGAATTCTTTGTATGCCCGATATCCGGAAGATGTTCAGTACCTAATCAAGCTAAAAGGAGCTTTGAATAGACAAATTAATAAAGCAACAAAAAAGAATGAATCATGACTGATGGAGCAATAGATAGATTGAAAGAAATGGTTAATAAACCATTCCTTTATCAGAATGAAGAAGTTGTAATTCTCAATTACTGTGACGGTACCGGTGATGATGGTACCGAAGTTGAGATATACTTGAATAATGGCAAAGTGTTAGTGTTTAGTATGTTTGATTTGGCTTCCAAGTTGAACCGTTTCCGGCCAATAACAAATACTGTTGTCGTGTTGGCAAATGAACGGTTGAATAAGGTGTCTACAGTGAACCCTACCATTTTACAAGATTTGAGGAATTTGGTTCTTCAACAAATTAAGGATGTGAAAGAAGATCCTAGTAAAGTGAGCCAAGCAAAACAAGTTTTCCAAGGGGTTAATACCGTAATCAATCTTGCCAAAACAGAATTGGAATACAGGAAGTATTTGGATACAACAGACCCTCAAAATAAATAATTAGTATGCTGATAGGTAAAGAATATGTTCATTGGTTTCGCATCAGAGACCAACCTAATAGAATCGTGTGAGATTATTCATAGTCTAACAATTTAACCCGATCGATATGATAACATTGAATAGGTTTGCCCAGAGATGCTTGAATATCATGAGGAAGCGCTTTAAGATGAATGAGCATAGCTCAAGAAAAGCGTTTAGCATAAGAATTGAAGCCGTTTGGAGAAAATTCGATATTGCTTCTAAATATAGGAGTGATAATCTTCCTAAATATTCGGAAGATGAAGAATTAGCAGCCGAGATGATAATTTACCTTGTTGCCTATTTAAAAAGATTTGGTTGTGAGGACATTGAACAGCTTATCAAAGATAAGATAGAGTTCGATGATAGAAAAAATGATTAGGTGTTGTTACTGACTGTTTGTGTTGTTGATTTTGTGTTGTTGATTTTAATATAGTTAGTTATGACAGAGATTATTCAAGTCTGCCTACTTGATTTTAATAAGGGGCAGCTCACGGGATTGCCGAAAAATCCACGTTTTTTTCGTGATTACCGCTTTGAAGCGATGAAGAAAAGCATTCAGGATTCGCCAGAGATGCTTGAGCTTCGAGAACTTATAGTTTTTCCCTACAATGATGGCAGATATATTGTTGTTTGTGGTAATTTACGTTTGCGAGCTTGCAAGGAGTTAGGTTATAAAGAACTGCCTTGTAAAATTCTGGCACCTGATACCCCCGTTAAGAAGTTGAGGGAATATGCCACTAAAGATAATGTCAATTTTGGTGAGAATGATTTGGACGTTATGGAAAACGAGTGGAATAAGGCGGAACTCCAAGATTGGGGCATCGAATTTGCCCCGGAGAAGAAAGAGGATGAATTTAAAGAGCGCTTCGATGCCATCACGGATGATACAGCCATTTATCCTCTCATTCCAAAGTATGACGAAAAACATGAGTTGTTTATCATCACCTCAAGTAATGAGGTAGATAGCAACTGGCTTCGTGAAAGGCTGGACATGCAGCACATGAAGTCGTACAAAACCGGGAAAATAAGTAAATCCAATGTAATTGATATAAAAGACGTTCGCCATGCCCTGCAAGATAGTAATACCAAGTCATAAACGCCATGACCGGGTGTTCGCTAAAAAGTTGGTGAACGATCCTATCATTTGCGTTGCTGAAAGTCAAGCTGACTTATATCAACAATTTAACCCGGAATGTGAAATTGTTACTCATCCTGACGACGTTATGGGCCTCATCCCGAAACGTAACTGGATGGCAAAGCATTTTGGAGAACTTTTCATGCTTGATGATGATGTCCATGCCTGCAAACCTATTTATGTGGAAAAAGGAGAACCTAGCCGGATAAAGGATAAAGATAAGATAACCAATATCATTCAGTCATTATTTGAGATGGCCAGTATGATGGATGTACATCTGTTTGGCTTCACCGCTCGGATATCGCCGGTAATGTATGATGAATCCGCTTTTCTTTCTCTTTCGAAAATGATAACCGGTTGCAGTTATGGAGTAATCTATAACAAAAACACTTGGTGGAATGAGGAAATACGTTTGAAGGAAGATTTTTGGATTTCTTGTTACATGAAGTACAAAGAACGTAAGGTTTTAACCGATTTGCGGTATAATTTTGAGCAAAAGAACACTTTTGTAAACGCTGGTGGGCTTGCTTCTATAAGGAATCAGGAAGAGGAACGTAAATCTATCCTCTTTATCAAAAAGAATTTTGGTGATAGTATTTTGCTAAAGAGTGCAACCACTAATGGGAAAGACAAAACAAAGCAGCTCGTTCAATATAATATATCATGCAAATTCAAATTCTAATAGTCTGTAAAAAAGGCGTTTAAATGGCGTCCATTCTGTTTGTCATATTCGCCTTTTTTAGCTAATTTTACTGATGTAATGAACTAAAAGTCAAACCATTAAATTAGAATTATGATTATAAGAACAGTTTGCGGATATGATTTCTTTGAGGTGAGTTCTGCAATGCAGAAAGCCATTAGGCGAGCCGACACCGGGGTAGCCGGCTTTTTTGCATTGGAACTTTGGGCGAGTGGGTACCGCGACTATGTGTGGAAGCGTCTGTTTACCATTAGTGCTGAAGACTGCTTTGGAATCATTACGAAAGAGATAGAAGCATTATGGCAGGGGCATGAGCTGGTAAACAAGACTGCTACTGAACCCAAAGGGAGGATATTTGTCAGTAAAGCTGTCATTCTCCTTTGTGAATGTAGAAAGAATCGTGATGCGGATCATTTGCAAAACTTCATTTATGATAGAAAGGATATTGATATAGAAAAGTGGATAAATGATGTCAGGCGTTATCCTATTCCTATTCCAGACTACACTTTCGATGTACATACACGAAAGGGTAAAAAACATGGGAGAACCAAAGAAGAATTCTTTCGGGAAGAATACAAGGCGTTACAACCTCGTGTTCCTGGTTTATTCGATGATTTGGTTCAATCCAGTCAACCAAAGTTATTTAATGATGAAACCACGGCTAAGTAGCTGTGGTTTCTCATTTTTCATATAAGTCAAACCAATTTAATTAAGAAAATGAACACGTATTACAAATTTGCGCCAAATGTATTTTTGGCAAAGTGTGATGAGAAGCATGAAAAAGGTGAAACTATTGAGGTTACCACCAAGTACGGTAAGGAGAACGAAAGTATAGTATTTAATCTAATCTTCGAGAAAGATGGATTTTACTATTACTCCATTGTTAGAGCTGACGGCTTTAATGCTCAAGAATGGGCGAAGCGACGAGCGGAACGTCGTAGGAAATGGGCTGCATCTGCTGTACAGAGAAGTAATGAATACTATAATAAGTCCAACAAAGATAAAGATTTTCTTTCCCTTGGTGAACCTATAAAAGTAGGACATCATAGCGAAAAGCGACATAGAAAAGCGATAGACGATGCTTGGAACAATATGGGTAAAAGTGTTCAGTTTGACGAAAAAGCAGCAGAACACGAAAGTAAAGCAGAATATTGGGATAAGAGAGCTAATACCATAAATTTGTCAATGCCTGAAAGCATAGATTTCTATGAGCATAAATTAGAAGTCGCAAAGGAGTATCATGCAGGTGTCAAATCTGGGAAGTATCCACGTATGCACTCTTACACTTTAACTTATGCTAAGAAAGATGTAAACGAAGCTCAAAAGAATTATGACCTTGCAGTAAAGCTGTGGGGCGATGTTTAATAATCTGTAGTATCTCAAATAATTTACTATGAGAGAATTATCAAAAGAAACCTCATTACAAAGGGTAATGAGGGCTTCAGGTCGTGTACCTGTACAATGCTCATGCAGTGTTTGTAAACAACAATGTCATACGCCATGTTTAGGTACTCCTGATGATATTGAACGAATTATTGATGCAGGTTATGCCGACAGGTTAGCACTGACGAACTGGGCTGCTGGTATATTCTTAGGGGTTATTAATATTGCTATTCCGATGATTCAGCCCGTTGCTGGTAAGGAGTATTGTGCTTTTTTCGAGAATGGACTGTGTATCTTACATGATAAGGGTTTGAAACCCACTGAAGGACGTTTGTCTCATCACACAGTCAGGAAGGATAACTTCAATCCTGCTATGAGTATTGCTTGGAACGTTGCAAAAGAATGGCTGATGCCGGAGAATGAGGATGTACTTTCTCGTGTAGTAAATAAATTCTTGAATGCGAGGAAGCCATGAATGTGTGTCAATCAATACCTCGTAGAGATTGTAAGGTGTTTGCTAAATGTGGAGCAAAATCCTTATCACATTGCCGGCGGCACCGCGAAACTGATGAGAAGTGTAAAAGTTGTACTCTAATTCGTCGTAAGCCGCGTAATCGGATTATAGATGATTCAGGACGTGAAATGAAAAGATGTACCCATTGCGGAAATTACTTCTACTTGAACCGGTTCTACAATCGTATAGTGGTGAGAAAAGGTAAGGAATATCATTTGTTGACTTCCTGGTGCCGTATGTGTATGTCACAGATTAATAATCAGAGGGCAAAGAAGAAAAAGTGACTTGTCTATTAAATTTTTTGTATGAAATATTATGCTTCAGTCAGCTTTGGAAAGGATTCCTTGGCAATGCTTTTCATGCTAATAGATAAAGGATATCAGTTGGATGAAGTCGTTTTCTATGATACAGGTATGGAATTTCAGGCAATCTATAACACTCGTGATGCTGTTCTTCCAATTCTTAAAAAACTTGGCATTAAATATACAGAACTGCATCCGGAGCAACCTTTTCTTTGGACAATGTTTGAAAGGCCGGTTAAGAAAAGAGGGACCAATATTATCCATAAAAAAGGATATAGTTGGTGTGGGGGAACATGTCGGTGGGGAACGAGTGAAAAACTTCGTGCGTTGAAAGCTCACACAAAAGATGGAATTGATTATGTCGGTATTGCTGCCGATGAGATGCATCGCTTTGAAAAGGAAAAACGACCAAATCGGGTTTTACCACTTCGTGATTGGGGCATTACTGAAGCAGATGCACTCCAGTATTGTTACACAAAAGGCTTTGTTTGGCATGAGGATGGAGTAAGGCTATATGAGCTACTTGATCGTGTGAGTTGCTGGTGTTGTGGAAATAAGAACTTGAAGGAGTTGAAGAATATGTATTTGTACCTTCCATGGTATTGGAAAAAGCTGAAAGAACTTCAGTTAAATACCGATAGGCCCTATCGGCGTAATAGTGGAGAAACCATTTTTGATTTAGAGGAAAGATTTAAACGTGAAATGCAATAGAAAGAGTTATTATGATTCCCTTATGTATAAATGGAAAAGATTATTATGATCGAGAAGAAGCACTTGCTGCCTGGTTCGAGGAATGGTTAATGAAACAAGACTTTGAGCAAGATCTTATTGATCGAGAGCTGGAGCTTGAATATCGAAAGACTCATCTTGATTGGAACACTCCTTATGTGATGTATGGTGTTCGTAAAAAACATAAGTGTATCCAAAAGAATGAAATTGCCGTGTTTTATGACTTGTTACCGAGACAAAAGCGTGCTCGTACTGCTGAAACACATTGGTATAAAGTATTGTACAAGAGAAAGGCCACTCCTGAAGAAGTTGAGTCACTCAAGGCTGGGGAATATACCCGTAGATATTTGGTGTATTCCCTGTTTATTGAGAAGAAAATGACTCTTGACAAGGCTTTATCTCTTATAGTTGCCGATGATAAATTATTAGGAATTGCTGATAATACCATCTCTGAAATTGTAACAGCCTTTGAGACTTTCTTTAACCGTAAATTTAGAATTTATAAACCCGAGTTTACAACTCAACTTAATTTATTTACAGATTAATATGAAAACAACAATTATTTCATGTGTGATTTTGTTTGTGTTCCTGCTATATGTAGGACACTTTTCTATAACAATCAAGCCGTTCACAGTCCAACTTCCATACTGGCATCGTTCGCTCGGACTGTTTTTGTTGATCCTCTCTTTTATAGTGTATAATGCCGGTGAACATGCAAAAGGCTATCTTGATGGTTTAAAAGAGGGTGAGAGGATAATATTTGATTTGTTGAAGAAAAAGACCGAGTAAAATGGCGTTAAAATGGCGAAGATTCTGTTTGCTAAACTTGTCAATAACGATTACCTTTATAGATGTAAAGCATTAAAAGTCAATCAATATGAAGAGGAATGAAAAAATAGAAAAATTAGAAAGACTAGGTATTTTCAATCAATGGAAATATAATACAGAAAGAGCAAATGAGACATTTAATATTGAGTGTCCTGACTTCTCAATGACAAATGAAGAACGGATGAACAATTTGTTAGATGTTGATTGCTGCTTTCATCGGTTTCTAGCTATTTCATTCCCTTTTTATAATACTCCTGAAGGTGCTGTTTTTTGGGAGAATATTGCAAAAAAATAATCGAACTTAATTGAATTGAAATTATGAGTAAAAAAGATTTAATAGAGCAGAACATCACAAGAGTTCAAGAATATGTGAGGGAACTTATTGAAGATGCAAAGTGGAATAATGGTGTTTCGGAAACTCTTGAATCTACTTCAATAATTGTAGGTAATAGTGATGATATCTATGATTTTGCAATTTTATTTGCTTCTAATAGTGAATGTGTTTATTGTGAATTCATAAATGGTAAAATAGAGTACATTGATTGTGAACTAGATTGTGAAATATGCCAATTTGAAGGAAGACTAATTTTTCAATATATAAACGGAAGTTTTCATAATCCTACTAGTCAAATTATCGAACTGTCAAAATTGCTGATGAAAGGCGAATTAAAAGACACAAAAAGTATCTTTTGTTCTATGGTACTTCGATTAATGGATACTGAAGAATACAGTAACAATTATTGCAAATCTTTGGATTTAGTTCTGAGGCTGTTTCCTGAAATAGATGGAGAATTATTAGAAAAGGAATTGGATAGATATATTTAAGCATTACAAGGATGAGTAAAATGAATTTAAATGAATTAAGAGACAAAGCATATAAAACAGCTTGTGAACATGGGTTTCACGATCAAGAGCTAAGTAACAATCATTTTCTTTGCCTTGTGATTTCTGAACTGATGGAAGCTGTGGAAGCAGATAGAAAAGGAAGGCGTGCTAATGTTGATCGGTATAATAAGAAGATTGCTAACAGCCGCATTTGTCAAGGATTGGATTCTGACATTCCCAAAGAGCGCGGTTACGAAGTTGCATATAACGAAACCATTAAAGGTTCAATCGAAGAAGAATTAGCTGATGCTGTTATCCGCTTGCTTGATCTTGCAGGACTTCGAGGAATAAGCCCTGCCAACGGAGATATTGATGACTGTATTGAAGATATGGCAGAAGCCTGTAAAGGCGAAACTTTTACCGAATCAATCTATTTCATCTCTACACTTCCCGTTAGATATGACGGAATATTTGATTTTTCTACAGCCGTGAATGATATGATACTATCTATTTTCGGGCTTGCCAAGCACTTAGATGTAGACCTGCTTTGGCACATCGAGCAGAAAATGAAGTATAACGAACTCCGTGAAAAGATGCACGGGAAGAAGTATTAACTCTCATAACAAAAAAATGGATGATAAACGAAAACAAATATTGGTAGATTACATATCCTACCTGTATACGACGGGTAGGAGCTATGATAGCATCGGGAAATACATCAAATATGTGACTGATTTTCTTGAAAATTCCGAAGAAATCAATCGTCGTGGTTATTATAAATATAAACATAAAAATGCTGATGCTATGGTGCGCCATTCGTTTATGTGTGAGGCTGTTTGTGATTTATTGTCTTATCTTAAAATCGGATATGGCCGACGGGAAAAGCCTGTAAAGCCTTTGGAGAAACTTGAGGTTATTTCAGAGAAGAATAAGAAACTGCTTAATGATTTTATAATATGGTTGACTGATAACAATGATTATTCTTCTCACACAATTGATGTCTATTATACCTCGTTGAGAAAATATTTTGAATACGCCAATGAACTAAATATGGATAATTGCAGACGATTTATAAAAAGCCTTGAAGAGGAAAAACTTTCTCCAGCTACCATTCGATTACGTATTACAGCCATTGAGAAGTTCTCCAAATGGGTGAAGAAACCTATTGAACTGAAACGACCTAGAATGAAACGCAAGTTGGATGTAAACAATGTGCCGACAGAAGAGGAATATAATAGGTTACTGGAGTATCTGAAAACAAAACTCAACAAGGATTACTATTTCTTCATTAAGGTATTGGGTACTACAGGAGCTCGGCTCTCGGAGTTTCAGCAATTTACGTGGGAGGATATAGCGGCCGGCGAAGTTGTTTTGAAAGGGAAAGGGAACAAGTATCGGCGTTTCTTTTTCCAAAAGCAATTGCAGAGGGAAGTGAAGGACTATATAAAGGAGACAGGCAAGTCCGGTACTCTTGCTGTTGGGAGATTCGGGCCGTTGACTCAAAGAGGTCTTTCACAGCATCTGAAAGTATGGGGTAAACATTGTGGTATCGATTCGAAAAAAATGCACGCTCACGCCTTCCGGCACTTCTTTGCTAAAATGTTCCTGAAGAAAACCAAAGATGTAATTCAATTAGCAGACCTTCTTGGTCATGGTAGTGTAGATACAACAAGAATTTATTTACAAAAAAGTTATGATGAACAACAAAGAGACTTTAATAAAAACGTTACGTGGTAGTGTAGCCCAGCTCAATGAATTGTCGGATATGACTGAAGGCATAGATGTTTATGACGCTGCCGGATATGTTGATACTGAATTTCTTATGGAAGCGCTTTCCTGTGTTAATACTTTTATGGATGCGAGTAATATGGTTATTACGAAAATATCCTCACTGTTAGCGCCGGACGCTCCGGTTGATGAAAGGAAGAGCCAGGCTGATGAAGGTAAGAAATGGAATGTGGAAGAGATACTGAAGCATTGTACTCTTGAGGATAGTGTTCTTAAACTTCCGAAAGTACAATTCAATAAGAAATCCTATGCTGAAGCAAAGAAATGGATAGAAGAAGCTGGCGGCTCATGGCAGGGAGGTAAGATACAGGGATTCACATTTCCTTTTAATCCGGAACGTGTGTTCTCCATCTTGAAAGAAGGTAAGCGATGCGATTTGCAAAAAGATTTTCAGTTCTTTGAAACACCTGCTGATATTGCAGACTGGCTGGTAATGCTTGCCGGTGGAATTCACGAAACAGATACCGTACTTGAACCAAGTGCCGGACGTGGTGCTCTGATAAAAGCGATTCATCGGTCGTGCCCGTCAGTAACAGTTGAATGCTATGAACTGATGCCGGAAAACAGGGAGTTCCTTCATACACTTGATAACATAATATTGCTTGATGAAGATTTTACGAAAGACAGTGTAGGGCATTACACTAAGATTATTGCTAATCCTCCATTTTCCGGTAATCAGGATATTGACCATGTAAGACTTATGTATGAACGCTTGGAAGAAGGTGGAACTCTTGCTGCTATTACCAGCCAGCATTGGAAATTCGCATCTGAAAAGAAATGTGTTGACTTCCGGGAATGGTTGGAAGAGGTTCATGGAGAAGTTTTTGAAATCGGAGCAGGTGAATTCAAGGAAAGTGGAACGACTGTTAGCACTATGGCAGTTGTAATAAAAAAGTGATTCAAATCTAAAAATAAAGGAGCTAATTAAATATTAGCTCCCTAATGAATTACAGTTAGTAACTTACAGAACTTTCTACTGTTGCAGCCTCAATACCATTTGCTCTTTTATATGCTCCAATGGCTGACATAACGGCTGTTTTTACTAATCCTCTATCATGGAAATTATGAGGATAACTAATATTAGTAGTAAACGAGTAGCTTCTGCCTCCTGCTGTAAACGAAATAGTGTAAGAATACATAGAATTAAATATTAGGTTATTATGCAATATTGCATTGACAAATATAATTATAATCAAATAAAAAAGATAATTATGGCAAAAATTTATGTAGCAAGTAGTTGGAGAAATGTATTTCAACAGGACGTTGTAGGTATTCTCCGTGATTTAGGACATGAGGTTTACGATTTTAAGAATCCTCCTCATGGTAATGGTGGCTTCCAATGGTCTGATATAGACCCTAACTGGCAAAACTGGACAACAGAGCAATATCGTGAAGCTCTTAATCACCCGATTGCACAAAAAGGATTTGATTCAGATTTTAACGGCATGAAGTGGGCGGATGTCTGTGTTATGGTTCTTCCTTGTGGTCGGTCTGCTAACACAGAAGCAGGATGGATGAAAGGTGTAGGCAAAAGAGTAATGGTCTATTCCCCAAAGGAACAGGAACCGGAACTTATGTATAAGATATACGATTTTGTGAGTGATAGCATATTTCGTATCAATGATGAGATAATTGGAGTATAACAAAGTAGTAATGAACATCGGAATATTAGCAGTTGACAGTAATTATCCTAATCTCGCGCTTATGAAGATAAGCAGCTATCATAAAGCACGTGGCGACAATGTAGAATGGTATAATCCCCTTTGTTCTTATGATAAGGTTTACATTGCAAAAGTATTTAGCTTTACGCCGGATTACGGCTATTACATCAATGCCGATCAAGTTGAGAAAGGCGGTACTGGGTATGACATAAAAAAGGTTCTTTTGCCAGAGATTGATAGAATGATTCCTGATTACGATCTGTATAATGTTGATAAGAATTTGGCTTATGGCTTTTTGACAAGGGGCTGTCCTAATCGTTGTAAATGGTGTGTTGTACCTGCCAAAGAAGGAAACATCACTACTTACATGGATATTGCGGATGTATCTGCTGGGCGAAAAAATGTGATTCTCATGGATAACAATATACTTGCATCCAACTACGGTTTGCAGCAGATTGAAAAGATTGTCTCCATGGGCGTACGAGTTGATTTCAATCAGGGGTTAGACGCTCGGTTAGTAACAGAGGATGTTGCAAAATTGTTGGCAAAAGTCAAATGGATAAAACGTATTCGGTTTGGGTGCGATACACCGGGGCAAATTGCAGAGTGTGAGCGTGCTACAGCGTTGATTGATAAATATGGCTATAAGGGTGAATACTTCTTCTACTGTATTTTATTGAATGACTTCAAGGAAGCATTTACCCGAGTAAATCATTGGAGAGTGAAAGGCGGTCGGTTCTTACCGCATTGCCAGCCTTATAGGGATTTGAATAATCCACGTCAAATTATTCCTCAATGGCAAAAGGATTTAGCCGGATGGGCTGATAAGAAGTGGGTGTTTAGAAGCTGTGAATTTAAAGACTTTACTCCTAGAAAGGGTTTTAAGTGTAGGGAGTATTTTCAAAAATAAGATTTAATCTTTAGGATTTTATGTTGAACCTAGGTGTGTCTTTAAACAAGATGCACCTTTAGTTTTTGTGATGATGAGAAAAATGATTGTAACCGGCAGTGAGGGATTTATTGGTAAAGCCCTTTGCCGAGAATTAGCTAAAAGGGATGTCGAAGTCATAGGACTTGATCGAAAGTCTGGTATTGAAGCCACAAAAGTATGTGAGCTCCTGAAAAATGGGGGTATTGATTGTGTGTTTCATTTAGCGGCGCAAACTAGTGTGTTTAATGGAAACCTGGAACAAATCAGGAAGGATAACATTGATACTTTCATGCGAGTAGCTGATGCATGTAACCAGTATCATGTGAAGTTAGTATACGCCAGTTCGTCAACGGCGAATCCGGAGAATACCACTTCCATGTATGGAATAAGCAAGTATTTCGATGAACAGTATGCATCTATCTATTGTAAGGCTGCGACCGGGTGCCGGCTGCATAATGTATATGGACCTAATCCGCGAAAAAGAACTCTTCTCTGGTTCCTGATAGAAAAGGAAAACGTGTCTTTATACAATTGTGGTCAGAATATCCGGTGCTTCACTTACATAGATGATGTCGTCGAAGGGCTTATTTATGCGGTGGGCTGTAACCGGCAGCTTATCAATATTTGTAACGTCCAACCTGTGACTACTATGTATTTTGCTTCTTTAGTAAAATACTACAAACCGCTTGAAATTGAGCTAATTAATGAAAAACGGGATTTTGACAATTTAGAGCAGTCGGTGAACCGGGATATCTATTTAGTACCTTTGTCTTATACATCTGTCGAGGATGGAGTAAAGAAGATTTTTGATGAAAAGAAAGGGAAAGATATGTCGTATTGATGACTGGGATAAGCCGGAAGCGGTGAAATGTAAGAGCTGGTCTCATCAGGAACGGTTATGTGATCTGAAAGAAAAGGTATCACTCCATAAAAAGGGTGATATCTATTACATCTCCCAGTTCACCCGTTCCAAGACTGGTACCAGCTTTTCAGAAATTAAACAGTCGGAGGAACTTGCATCATTCTTTGCAGAGAGAGCGTGTGAGTTTCTCCACCGCTTCATTGTAGGAGGATGTGAAGGATGGTGTATAGTCACCACACCGCGACGGAGACACAACGAGGGCTTTCATTTTTCAACCTCTATCTGTACGAAAATTGCGGGGGCGGTGAAAATACCATTCTATGAGAATGCAATCCAGTGCCTAACTAAAGATAGATTGAATCCGGAATTTTTTCTTCTTCGTCCGATAAAGGAAAAGAAAATAATAGTGTACGATGACATATTAACAACTGGCAGCACACTGCTTGCCACCTATGAGCTTTTAAAGGATAGAGAGCAGCTTCTTTTTCTCGTAGGAATAAATAACAATTGATATGGGAAAGCAAGAGAAACCATTAACATTCAAGCAAGAGAAATTCTGTAAATACTACGTTGATACAGAAGGTAATGCTAGTGAAGCATATAGGATGTCTTATGATGCGTCAAAGATGAAACCTGAAACGATTTGGAGTGCTGCTAGCAGATTGTTAGCCAATAGCAAGGTTAGTGCAAGGATAAGTGAGATTAAGCAACAGAGGGCGAAAGAGACTGAAGTAGAGAGGAAAACGGTCGAGAAGGTATTAATGGATATTGTACTCGCTGATCCCGATGATTTACATTATGTAGACCCTGTTACCGGGAAAACAAAGATGAGAAGTCCGTCCCAACTTCCAAAGCGTGCCCGTAATGCGTTGAAGAAGATTCAGAATAATAGAGGAGTGGTTAATTATGAGTTCAACGGCAAGACAGAAGCCGCCCGGATTCTTGGTGCCTGGAATGGATGGGAAGCCGATAAGAATGTCAACATCAAAGGTGGAGACGGAAATAAAGTCGGTGAACTTCGTATCGGATTTGAAGATAATGAGAATTCGGAAGAATAGAACAATTTGAACTGTAAAATCCGGTATTCATCCTACGGAGAAACCTTACTTTTAGAACAATATGGTTATAAATTATAAGAAGCTAAATCCTAACGGATTCTATCTATTGAAATACTTGAATGATGAGACTATCCGTTTTATCATTCTCTATGGAGGTTCATCTTCCGGTAAGTCGTATAGTGTGGCACAAACAATACTGATACAGACATTACAGGATGGTGAGAACACTCTTGTCATGCGTAAGGTAGGAGCTTCTATTCTCAAAACCATTTATGAAGATTATAAGGTCGCTGCGATCGGTCTTGGCATATCCCATTTGTTTAAATTCCAACAGAATACTATTAAATGTCTAGTAAATGGTGCGAAGATAGATTTCTCCGGTCTTGACGATCCGGAGAAGATAAAAGGTATCTCTAACTATAAGCGAGTTCAGTTAGAGGAATGGTCAGAGTTCGAGCATCCGGATTTCAAGCAGCTACGTAAGCGTTTGCGTGGTAAGAAAGGGCAGCAGATTATTTGTACCTTCAACCCGATTAGTGAAAGCCATTGGATAAAGAAAGAGTTTATTGATAAAGATAAATGGCATGATGTACCGATGACGGTTACCATTGCCGGCAAAGAGTTGCCGAAAGAACTTACCAAGGTCAAATCCGTAAAGAAGAATGCACCCAGGCAAATACTTAATCTTCGTACTAAGCAAATCGAGGAACAGGCACCTAATACAGTTATTATCCAATCTACCTATTTGAATAATTTTTGGGTGGTCGGTAGTCCTGACGGTGCGTATGGTTTCTATGATGAGCAATGTGTTGCCGACTTTGAGTATGATAGAGTTCACGATCCGGACTATTACAATGTGTACGCATTGGGAGAATGGGGTGTCATTCGTACCGGTAGTGAGTTCTTCGGTTCCTTCAATCGTGGCAAACATTCCGGTGAACATAAGTATGTTCCGGACTTACCTATTCATATCTCTGTCGATAACAACGTGCTTCCGTATATTAGTGTATCATATTGGCAGGTCGATTTCACAACTGGTACCAAGGTTTGGCAATTCCATGAAACGTGCGCTGAAAGCCCAAACAATACAGTAAAGAAAGCCTCCAAACTTGTTGCAAAGTATCTGAAATCTATCCAATATTCTGATAGGTTATATGTACATGGTGATGCATCAACGAAAGCGGCAAACAGCATTGACGATGAGAAGCGTTCCTGGATGGACTTATTCATAGATACATTGCAGAAAGAAGGATTCGAGATTGAAGATAAGGTAGGCAACAAGAATCCGAGTGTTGCCATGACCGGTGAGTTTATTAATGCCATTTTTGATTGTACTGTTCCCGGTATAGAGATATACATTGACGAATCATGTTCGGTATCTATTGAGGACTACATGAGCGTACAGAAAGATGCTAACGGTGCCATTCTTAAAACTAAGGTCAAGAATAAAACTACCTTGCAGACTTATGAGGAGCATGGGCACCTGTCTGATACGTTCCGATATGTCGTTGTGGATTTGTGTAGTGAGCAGTATATAGAGTTTAGTAACCGACGAAAAAGGAACTTGTATGCTTGTAATGGCACTATTAATTTCTTTAATCCAGATACCGAATGTAAATACACTAAGAAGATTCTATATGTGATGCCGAATGTTAATGGGAAATTTGTCCTTATACAAGCGTTTAGATGTGGGAATAAATGGCATATTGTTGATGTCGTATTTATGGATACTACTTCAACAGAAGATATACGTTCTTCTATTTTGTCCCATGAATCTGATTCATGTGTAATTGAATGTACGGATGCTTATTTCCCTTTTATCCGGGAACTCCGTTCTAGTACAAGCAAAGAGATTCGTGTAATGAAAGAGTTCCCGGATGTAGACAAGCGTATTGCTGCAACATCTGATTATGTGAAAAATAGTATTCTTTTTTCTGCATCAAAAATAGAATCTGATACGGAATATGTTGCCTTCATGAATAACCTGATGGACTATAATAAAGATAGTGAAACCAAAGAGGCCAGTGCTGTTTTGAGTGGGCTAGTACAGTTCGTTGTAAAATTAGGTTTGAATTGATTTGTGCTTTATGTATTTGAAAATAAATGTGTTATACTAAAATTACTATGCTCTCGTAATTTCAAGATTTTAGGGTTTTGGAAAACGGTTTTCCTTTTTACTTAGTTTTGCTCAAAAAGGAACCCAATGAATATTTTTTTTGATAATCTATTTGGAAAGAAATCTAAGACTAAAGGTGAAGTTGAAATAGTTACTTCATCTGAAAATAAGGATATAGATACTCAAAGTGGCAAGGCTGAAAAATGGTCAGTTGCATACATTGAGGACCTTACTAGTCCTATTGTAGCGGGCAGTAACTATCTAACGCTATTCAGTACGATACCTGAAGTCTTTTTCCCGATCGATTATATTGCATCGCGAATTGCAGGTGCTAATTTTCAATTGAAGAAAACTAAGGATGACAGTATAGTATGGGCGAATAAACGAATGAATGGCATACTTAGTCGTCCTAATTGTTTGATGCGTTGGAAAGAATTGATTTATCAGCACCATATTTATAAATTGTGTACAGGGAATAGCTTTATTCGTGCCGCTATGCCTGATGTCTTTTCTACAGCTGAAAAATGGAGATATTGCGATAATTATTGGGTGCTACCTTCTGATAAGACTATTGTAGAACCTGTTTACGGGAATATGCCATTGTTTGGTATTGCCCAAACAGAAGATATTATTCGTAGCTATCGTTTGGAGTATGGTTGGAATGGTAGTTTGGAAATTCCTCCATACCAAATATGGCATGATAGAGACGGAAGTGCAGAGTTCTATTCAGGGGCTATGTTCTTGAAGTCCAAAAGTCGTCTTGCTTCCCAAAATAAGCCAATGTCAAATCTAATAGCTGTATATGAAGCTAGAAATGTGATTTATGTAAAGCGGGGTGGATTGGGCTTTATTGTAAGTAAGAAAACTGATGCTACCGGTTCAATAGCGTTGACTGACGATGAAAAGGAACAGCTTTTGAAGCAAAATTTTGAGAAGTATGGTGTAAGGAAGGGCCAGGTACCTTATGGTATTTCAGATGCAGATATTGACTTTGTTCGTACTAATCTTTCTATTGCAGAGTTACAGCCGTTTGAAGAGACTTTGGCTGATGCAATAAATATTGCAGGGGCATACGGCATCCCTGCCGTTCTTGTTCCGCGAAAAGACCAGTCCACATTTAGCAATCAGGCTACTGCTGAAAAGAGCGTATATTGTTCAACTGTTATTCCTATGGCCAAACAATTCTGCAAGGATTTTACAGCTTTCCTTGGTCTTGAAGGAGGGGGATATTATTTGGATTGTGATTTCTCTGATGTTGATTGTTTGCAGGAAGGATTGAAAGAATCCGAGGACGTAAAGACAAATATAAATAAACGTTGTCGTGAACAATTCTCATGTGGGCTTATAACGCTCAATGACTGGCGTGCCCAAATAGGTGAAAGTATGATAGAAAATCCCTTGTTTGACAAATTGAAATTTGATATGTCAGATGAGGAACTGGATAAAGTAAATCGAGTTTTTAACACTAAAAGTGGAGATGAAAAAGATGGAAGAGAAAATCAAAAGCCTTCAGTACAAGACAAAGGCAAATGATGTTGATGAGAAGGGTATCGTTACCGTTGCGGTGAATGGTATCGGTGTGAAGGACTCACAAAATGACATATCTATGCCCGGCTCATTCAATAAGACATTGAAAGAAAATATTGGTCGGATGCGTTGGTTCCTGAATCATCGTACAGACCAGTTGTTAGGTGTTCCGTTGAGTGGTAAGGAAACAGAAGGTAATTTGGTTATGGTCGGTCAGTTAAATCTTGAAAAACAGATTGGCCGTGATACGTTAGCTGATTATAAACTGTTTGCAGAGAATGGCAGAACACTTGAACATTCTATTGGGGTCAAGGCCATTAAAAGAGATTCTGTTGATCCCTGTAAAGTGCTTGAATGGCGTATGATGGAATATTCAACATTGACAAGTTGGGGGAGTAATCCCCAGACTTTCCTTGTGAATATTAAGTCTGCTACTGCCGACCAGGTAAAGGAGGCTGTTGATTTCGTTCGGAAAGCGTTCTTGCAGCATGGATATAGTGATGAACGTTTAAAAGGATACGATATGGAATTAAGTTTATTACTGAAGAGCCTCAACGGTGGTGCCGTTGTCTCATGTCCTCATTGTGGTCATCAATTTGATTATGATGCAGAAACAGAGCATACCTTTGCCCAACAGGTATTAGATTATGCTGCTGATTATCAGAGATGGATAACACAGGACATTGTAAGGGAAGAAATGGAGAAGCTCACTCCGGAGATTAGAACCCAAGTAATTTCTCTTATTGATTCTGTCAAATCAGAAAAGAAAGAATTTTCTCAAAAGGGTCTACAAGACCTTATGAATTATGTAAGATGTCCCCACTGTTGGGGAAAAGTATATCGTTCGAATGCTATTCTGCAAAACACTTCTGAAGATACCACCGGAAAAAATGAGCCGTCTGTTGACACTCAAGAAAAGAATGACGGGGAAAATGGGAACGATGAAGTGACGATTAAAGCCGCTGATAATGGCACTTTACTCGATTTTAAGAGTTTGAATAGCTGTTTCGAGAATAAATAACTTAAAATTTAAATTTTATGCCAATTAGAAAATTTACAGTATCAGATTTTAATCTGAAAACGGACGGCTTGCCGGCAGAACAGAAGGCGTTTATGGAAAACATCGTCGGCATGATGTGTGAAGTAGTAAACAAGTCCCTTGAAGGAATTGCATCACCGGATGAGGTATCAAAACAGTTTGACGATATTAATAAATTGCTGAAATCCTATGACAATGAGAAGTTTCAGCAATTGGTTAAAGACAATGAAGAACTCGTTGCCCAGGTAAAGACCCTTGGAGAAAGTATTGAGAAAATGAAACAAAAGGGCTTGTCTATGAATGCTATCAACAAGTTCGATGAGAAGTTGAACGAGATGCTTGATTCTGAAAAATTCAGAGATTTCGCAGAAGGAAAAACACGCAAATCAGGAGAATTTGACGGCTTCTCCTTGAAAGATGTCGTTTCCATGACTGACAATTACACTGGTGATTTGTTGATAACTCAACAACAGAAACGTGTTGTGACTCAGGTTGCCAACAAAAAGTTGCATATGCGTGATGTATTAACGACGCTGACAGCTGATCCTGCATATCCTCAACTCGCCTATGCGCAAGTATATGCTTTCAACCGCAATGCCCGTTTTGTAACAGAGAACGGTCGTTTGCCTGAATCAAGCATCAAGGTAAAAGAGATACAGACAGGAACTAAGCGCCTTGGTACTCATATTCGTATCTCAAAACGTATGTTGAAATCAAGAGTGTACATTCGTTCCTACATCTTGAACATGCTTCCTGAAGCTGTTTGGATGGCAGAAGACTGGAACATCTTGTTTGGTGACGGTAACGGTGAGAATTTGCTTGGTATTATTAATAATACTGGGGTGACTTCTGTAGAGAAGATTATCAGTACAGCCATTGTTACAGGTGCTGCCGGTGCTGTAAAAGCTATTACCGGATATAATGGTGATAAGGATGTGATTGTAGAGTTTGCAGAACCACAGGATTTGATTCTTGATGGAATGAGCATCACGTTCGCCGGTGCCGCTGTTCTTACAGAACTGAACAAAACACACGCTCTTGTGAAAATGGAAGATGGTCGTATCCTTATTCCTGGCGTCGCGTTCTCCGGTGCTGAAACGGCTACGGATAAAATGACATTCAGTGTTCATGAAGCCGGCTTTAAGAACATTGAGGAACCCAACTCTGAAGATGTAGTGAAAACAGCTTTCGCCGCAATGACATATGCCCAGTATTTCCCGAATGCTATTATTCTTAATCCAATGACTGTTAACGGTATGGAATCAGAGAAAGATACGACAGGACGTAATCTTGGTATCGTTAAAATGGTTGATGGGGTGAAATATATTGCCGGTCGCCCGATTATCGAGTACGGTGGTATTCTTCCCGGTAAGTATCTTTTGGGTGACTTCAACCAAGCCGCAAATTTGGTTGATTATACCACTTTGACACTTGAATGGGCTGAAGATGTGGAGACCAAGCTTTGCAACGAGGTTGTATTGATGGCACAAGAAGAAGTTATCTTCCCGATTTATATGCCGTGGGCTTTCGCTTATGGGGATTTGGCCGCATTGAAGACTGCAATAACTAAAGCGTAGGATTATGGATTACATACTTAGAGGTAACGATAAGGATGTAACCAATGTGCTTAAAGAGCAACGCATTCGGATTAATAGAGGGATGATTCAACTCATCCCTATTTCCGAATGTGGTCTTGTTACAGAAGAAGATGCCCGAAAGACATTGGAATGTATGCTTGCAGAGAAAAATGAAGAGATTGGCAGGCTTACTGCATCCATTGCAGAGAAAGATAAGACAATTGTTGAACTGACAGAAGAGCGTGAAACAATGAAAGCTCGCATTGCAGAACTTGAAGTACAGGTGCCTTCTGATGAAAAGAATCTTCCGGTTGCCGATTCAAAAGATTTGCAAGAGGAAGATGCCAAGGAGGTAACTGTTACAGATGATAAAGCCGTTTCCGTGGAAGATGAAAAGAAAACCGGGAAAGGCAAGACTTCTAAATAACTATCGCTATGTTGATTGATGTTTCATATTTTATGTCAGGTCCCAGGCATATTGAGAATGTTTCGGTCGTTGAAATGCCTTCGCCCCAATCTCTTGCTGTGAATGAGGTGATAAATGGGTATATTAAGGCATTTCAGCCCGAATTTCTCCGGAATGTTGTTGGTGTGACTCTTTCCCAAGCTATCACAGATTATTTGGAGCTTATTGAACGGGAAAAGGAAGATTCTTCAAATGAAGTTGATATTTCAGAAGAGAAAGAAGAACCCCAGTCCGGATATGCAATATTGTGCGAGAAGTTGTGTGAACCGTTCGCTGACTATGTCTTTTATCATATTCTTCGTGACGCAAACACACAGGCTACAATAACCGGGCTTGTCCGTTTGAAATGCGCTAATGAATATGTAGCTCCTTTGAAGAGACAAGTAAGCACATGGAATAGCATGGTAGAGAAGAACAAACAGTTTGTTGAATGGGCTATGTCGAATGATTGTCCTTTTGATGTGAAAATAACCAAGAATCTTTTGACCCCAATTAATGCTTTCAATTTATGATAGATTTAGATATAACAGAACTGTTTGAGGAGATTGTAAAGGAACTTCCAGAAGGGCTTGAAATCCTCTATCCAAATGGGAAAGGGGGAACTAAAGTAGTGAAGTCCCCAAGATTGAATTACATCTTCGGTAGCAGTCAATATATCAAAGATATTTTAGATGAATACAGTAAGTCTTCTGCCCAGTCTGAAAGGAAGTTTCCATTGGTTGCACTATTCACTCCAATAAGTGAAGATAGAGGTGACGCGGATTATTTTTCAAAAGCAAAGGTTTCGTTAATTATAGCATGTTCTTCTTGTAAAGAGTGGAGCAATGAGATGCGCAGAATCACATCTTTTAAAAATATCCTTCGGCCAATCTATAAACGTTTGTTGGAAGTATTATATGAAGATTCCCGGTTCGACTGCGACTATGACGAAAAAGTGAAACATAGTTATTCAGAAAACTATTCATATGGCAGATACGGAGCCTATACAGATTCCGGTGAGGCTGTGAGCGAGCCGATTGATGCCATAAATATACGCTCGATGGAAATAAAAATTAATAATCTTAATTGTAGAAGAAAATGAGAAAGATTAGAACGTGTAAGGGTTCCCGGATGAACACTGGTAGTTCTGCTTGTAGCATTGACTGGAAAAAAGTCAAAGGTGCTATCTTGACAGAACATGGTGTC